AAAGGTAAGTGCTTAAAATAAATAGATTAAAATTCTACGTTTGTTACTCTAAAAACTTGACTTAACGTCAATACCACAAAAGGAGAATTTGATTAATGGCAGATAAGTTAGATAGAATTATTGGAGATTACGTTAATGGCAGACTTGAAGCCAGAATAAAATCAATTGAAAGCAGATATCTTTATAAACAAAAAGTAGATAACTTAGGCATTCGTACAGCTTATTCTGGCGGTTCGGAGCCTGAAAGTCATGTTTTAAATAAAGAAGCGCTTGAAAATGATGAGGAATTAATCAGATTAAGAGAATTGATAAGACAAATCGACATCTGGTATCTACCTTTGATTCAAGTTGAAAAGGAGGTAATAAGACTAAAATGTGAAGGATATAATGGCAGATACTGGTATCAAGTAATGCAAGAATTGGATGTTCAAGGATTTGAAGTTCCACAGAAGAAAGCTAAAGCTGCTTATTATAAATTTAGGAATGACATCTATTCTTTTGTTATTCACTTAATTTGAGAGGGACAAAATAGGCAAAAAAAGAATCGAAATTGCCTGAAATTGGCCCCTCAATCCTTGTTTTTGCTGATATACTTGTATTATGAAGTAAAAGGCAAAAGCAAAAATTTCAGAAAAATAAGGTTGAATTTGCTTCATAAGCTTGTTAGGGTTCGACTCCCTGACTTGCTATTATATTTTATTACAGGTTGTCCAATGGGCAGCCTTTTATTGTTGATGAAAGGAGATGCCCTATGAGGTTACACCGCTGTGCAAATGTAGGGTGTCGTGAATTGATACCCCTTAAACATAATTACTGCCAGAAGCATTACGATGAGTGCCTAGGCAATTACATCAATCAACGGGCAGAAAGTAAAGCTAAGGCATCTCTAACTTTAAGAGGGCAACGTAACCAAGCTGAACAGAACAGAGAGTATGACCAGACAAGGCGAAAGGAATTACACAATGGATTCTACCAAGACAAACGTTGGTCTAAAGTATCTGAGTACGTCAAGGCAAGAGATGGTTATGTTGATGCGATTGAAGGTAAGGCATGGGATAAGGGCGACCTGATAGCCGACCACATCATACCAAGACGATTGCTTTCAGGAATGGAACAATATAATACTGACAATCTATGGCTTCTAACTAAATCGCAGCACAATAAAAAAACTGCAATAGAAAATAAGTTATCTGACCAGCAATTAAAAAATGTTGGGCGAGATTGGTGGAAAAAAGTTTTAAAAAATAAAAAATAGCCCCCCGTCATTGCTTTTAGGAATACCGTATACCAATAGTGGCTCCCTGAGTAAAAAAGTGATTTTTTAAAATTTTTGCATAGGGGGGTCAAGACAAATAAGAAAGGAGAATTTTTTGGCTAAAAAAAGTTTTAAAGATATTAATGACGGCCGTTTGAGCTATCAGCCACCAGACCATCTTGGACGTACTGCAAAACAAATTTGGCGTAGAGTTGTCCTTTTTTTAGAAACACAAAAGCCTGTAGAACGAATTGACCAAACATTGGTTGAAATGTATTGCACTCAGTATGAAATTTATAGAAATTCATATGAACATTTAAAAAAGCATGGCGAGGTTCAAGAAATTTATAAACCAGTTCAAGATATGACTGGTGAAATTATTGATAGACAGTTCCAAGGATTTAAACGTAATCCAATGACTCAAATTTACTCTGATGCAATAAAAAATCTTACAAAGATTGGTTCTGAACTAGGATTATCTCCAAAATCTCGTTCAGAGTTAATGGGATTGAATATGCAGGAAGATGAAGAAGAAATTGATTGGACTTCTAAGTTTGGTGGTGGTTAATGGATAACTATAAAGATTTAACAGAACGTTATCCAGATGATCCAGCTTTATCTTATGCAATTGGTGTACTTGACGGCACTATAATCTCAGGGGAAAAAATAAAACAAGCTTGTAAACGCCACATTAATGATTTAAGGAGATTGGTAAAGATGATGCATTCATTTATATCTATGATTCAGAACAAGCTAAGAAAATTGTAGAATTTTCAACACTCCTGAAAGATGTAACGAGTGGCGAACCATTTGAAGCATCACCTTATCAAAAGTTTATTCTAGCTTCTGTTCAAGGGTGGCGTAATCCAGAGACAAAAGGAATGAGATTTAAAACAATCTTTATTTCAATGGCTCGGACAAATGGTAAGACTCAAGTACTTGCAACTTATGCGCTCTATAATTTCTTATTTGGTTCTCCTAAAATCAATAGACAGCTTGCAGTAAGTTCAATAGATATTGCTCACACTCATAACTTATTTAATTATATGAGGTTCAATTGGATTCAATTGAAAGATGGTGTGTTTAAAAAGCTTGCTAAGGCTTTAGATATCAACGATAATTCTCAAGTTATGGAGATAAAAAAGCAGTCTGCGGTAATGAAAAAACTTTCTGCTCAAGGAAGTCCAGCGGATTCTGACCATTATACTACTGGTATCGTTGATGAATATCATTTATTTGGTCAAAAACAACGTGATTTTATTAGCTCAATGACATCTGGTATGGTTAATAATCCATTAGCTCAGATGTTTTTTATTTCAACAGCTGGAGTTGACCCGACTGTTCCGATGTTTGAAGATTATAAGCGGTATTCTAAAATGCTTGAATCTGGTGATTGGAGTAGTTCTGAAAAAGATTTAGTTCTTATATGGGAACAAGATAGCGAAGATGAAGCTTATCTAATTGAAACATGGCCTAAGTCAAATCCATTAATGGAAATAGAGTCTATGCGCAAGAATCTTACAGAGGGGATGATTACCGAACGTGATTCATTAAACTCTCAAGGCCGCATACGTGATTTTTACGTTAAGAATATGAACTTATGGCAGAACGCAAAAAAGAACGCTTATTTGCCATTAGATTTGGTTCAAGATGCCATTATAGATGAGTTTGATTACTTCGGCCGTGATGTCTTTATTGGTTTTGACTACTCTCAAACAAATGATGATACCTCATTAGCTTTTGTATTTCCTCATAGTGGAAGTAAATTTCATTTGTATCAACACAGCTGGATACCTATTGCGAAAGCTGGTTCTATTGAAGCCAAGGAACAAAGAGATAACATTGATTATCGTGCGGTTCAAGAAAAAGGGTTCGCAACTATAACTAGAGACCGTTTTGGACTGATTGATGAAGATGAAGTTTTTAATTGGATGCTTAATTTCATAGAAAAAAACGAGTTAAAAGTAAAAGCTATTTTGTATGACCAGTGGGGAACGGGAAATTTCATTAGACGACTGGATGAAGTCAAAGAAGAATATCTTCTGATTCCAGTAAGACAAGGGATAAAGTCGCTTAATGAGCCTACTAAATTCTTACAGTCTTCGTTTATTAAGCATAATATTAAAATGCTTGATGACCAAGCGTTAATTCAAGGCCTAGTCAATGCAGTTACTGTTTCTGATAATAATGGGATTAAGCTTGATAAAAATGTCAATTCTCAAAAAATAGATGCTGCTGATGCTATTGTCAATGCACTTTATGAAGGACAATTTTACTTTAATGATTTTACAAATGTAGAAGAAAAGAAAACAAATTCGCCTTTCGGAAATATGAATGACGAAGAAATCAGCGACTACTTTATTAATGGATTTAGTTTTTAAGGAGGAAAATGAAAAATTTAATTACATACTTACCAGCGCTACTTGTTTTCGTTGGTTTTTTATTTGTATCGGTTGGTATATTCATTATTAATGTTCCGATAGGGCTAATTATTTCAGGGATATTGTTATTTGCCCTAGCTTATATGTATTCAAATAAAGGAGGACATACATGAGTATTTTAAACCCTTTTGAACGCAGAAGCTCAATTACACCTAATAATTATTACCCTTTTATGGTTCAAAATGGTTCGATTGTTCCTAATTCGCTTGTTGATGCAACAGAAGCACTAAAAAATAGCGATTTATATGCAGTAACTAGTTTAATTAGCTCGGATATCGCAGGTACAAGATTTACTGGTAATCAAGTGTTCACGAGCGTTCTAAACAATCCAAGCCACTTAACAAATGCTTTTAGTTTCTGGCAAACAGCTATATTAAATCTTTTGCTTAACGGGAATGTATTTCTAGCCATTTTAAAAGGTGATAATAGCTTGATGAAAGAGTTGAGGTTAATTCCTAGTAACGCTATAACAATAGATTTGACCGATAATACATTGACTTACGAAGTTAATCAATTTGATGATTATCCAAGTGCTAAATATAACGCTAGTGAAATGATACATGTAAAAATCATGGCTTATGGTGTCGATACACTCCATAACTTGGTTGGTCATTCTCCACTAGAATCTCTTACAAGCGAAATAGGGCAACAGAAAGAAGCAAATAGACTTTCTCTATCAACTTTAAAAGGAGCGCTTAATCCTACAAGTGTTGTCAAAGTTCCGCAAGGCACCTTATCTTCAGAAGCTAAAGACTCTATAAGAAATGAGTTCGAAAAAGCAAACGGAGGAAATAACTCAGGACGTGTCATGGTTCTGGATCAATCAGCTGACTTTTCTACAGTATCCATAAATGCCGATGTTGCTAATTACCTTAATTCAATGAATTGGGGAAGAACTCAAATTGCCAAAGCTTTCGGAGTATCTGACAGTTATTTAAACGGAACGGGAGACCAACAGTCGAGTCTTGACCAAATTAAGGACCTTTATGTTAATGCTTTAAACCGATTCATTGAGCCTTTAATTTCAGAACTGAGAATCAAATGCGATTCATCGATTGGCGTTGATATGTCTCCCATTACCGACTATTCAAATTCTGTGTTTAAAGCAGATATATTGAACTGGGTAAAAGAAGGAATTATTGAGCCAACAGAAGCAAAGAATTTATTAGAAAGCAAGGGGATTATTTAGTGGAAAACATCGAATATCGTTATTTTGATTCAACAGAGTTAGAGACGAGGAGCCCTACAAATACTGGTTTTATTGGACAAATTGCAGGGTATGCCATTAAATTCAATACTCCTAGTACTGCAATGGCTCCATTTATTGAATATGTTGCTCCGACGGCACTTGATAATGTCGATTTAAGTGATGTATTAGCTTTATACAATCATGATTACGCTAATGTGCTAGGCAGAGTTGATGCAGGAACTTTAAAGTTAAGCATTGATAAAGTCG